AAACCAGAGTCATATAGCTAAAACCAAGCTGCAATCCGTTTGGATAAACTAGGGTGTGCCGGTTTTGCCGGTTGTATGTTTTCTTATAAGCTCGCATCCGGGCTCCCTTCTAAGTTGCTGCAGATTTCACGAATGTTTTTATTCGACACCTTCTCCCAGTGGATTGCCTTGAGTTGCTCCTTATTAAAGTATGCAATGGCCAGGGCCTGGCTGATTATCAGGGTAACCTGCTCGCAATCAGAGCCATAAAAAGGAAACGACCTTTTTAAGATTCTATAATCCAGGCCAGCGGCTGTTAAACTTTTACAGAATGCGAGCCGGTCCCGGTAACTGTTAAACCGGCGAGCTACAGTGATTCTTTTTTGCTTTGTCATAGTTCTACTCCTGTAATCTGGCTGAATTGCCAAGGGCCAAAAAAAAAGGGCCCAGCTGCTTTTAACATGCCAGGCCCTTAAATGGTACTGTTTTGTGCTTAATAGGTGTTATTGTCCTTCAAAGTAACTCTGGCCGAGCTCATTAGCCAAGAACGTTAGCACGTGCGCAATCTTTTCAGTGCTATCGAGTAGAACCATTTGGCTAATGGTATCGATGGCTCCGGCCAGGTTGACGCTACCGTTCTTCAGCTGGTCTGCAGTGTCCGCGATACAATCGGTTGCTTCATTGCTTAGGGCCTGCTCTGCAGCCACAAAGGCGAAACCGCTGGTAGCTCCTGGCCAGACCATTCTCGCGGGATTGCCACCGATGAAAACTGTTACGCTGTAGGTTTCTTTGTTTGCTCTCATTTTAATCACTCCTTTTTTCGGGCTGAATTGCCCGGCCAAAAAACGGTACAGGATTTTTTAAGGCCAGGCCAGTTTTTAAGCAGGTTGATTGGGGCCCGCTCTCTTCTACCCTCAAACCTCCGGGCCCAGAGCACATCAGCCATCCAGGCCATGCCATCCAGGCCATCCAGGCCAGGCCATCATCATCATCATCATCCAGGCAGGCCTTACATAATGTAATGCGCCAGCTGGCCGGTTGAATCCTGGCCGGTTGCGTTTGGTGATTGGTTGGCAGGAAAAAAAGGGCTCTGCTGGGCTGCTAAGGAAGGTGGCGCGCAGGGCGCGGGCAGCCGAACCGCTTGCTAAAGGTCCACGACACCGCTATTATATAAGGGATACCTAACCAAAATACACCCCCCTTAAATTTTAGAAACGAGCTTACAACATGACAGCGAATGTAAAGAAGTTAAGCGCCTACCGCAAGGATCTGCCCCACTGTATTCGTCATGGAGTCGCATCTCCGGCAGAGGAGAGCCGCCATAAGTGCTGCTCAGCGCGTCTGAAGGACAAGACACTGTGCTCAGGTGGCCGTGTGGCAGGCAGCATGTTCTGCTATTTCCATGATCCTGACCTAGAAGAAGAGCGTGCAGAGAACCGCAGGAAAGGTACCGAGAACTTTAAATCGGTTATTTCTCGACAGGCTCCAATACCTAAGCTAGAATGCGCAGAAGATATACGGAAGTTCTGCATAGAGACTGCACATCAGATACGAGTAGGTGATCTCGGCGCAAGAGAAGGTGCCGTGATCGCGCAAATGGTTAATCACATATTCAAAACGCTGCCAGACGAAGAGAAGGATTCGATGAGCCGCACAGATGAACTAAGGGAGATACTTTTAAGCGATGACTAGAAAACGAAAATCCACCCCACGGCTATTTTTCAAAACCGAAAACCTGCAGGAAAAAGAAGACCATATTAAGAGGCTCAACGCTCAAGGCGTTGGGCCGCTATCTATAGCTGTCCGATTAGGAGTAAGTGCTAAACTTGTTCTTAAGCTACTAGAGAAAAACAAAGAAGAAAAATCTTATGAGCCACAATCCTGGGGGCTCAATGACCAGTTCCTCTAGCTCTATAATTACCTTTTAAGGGTGCCTTGGGGGCACCCTTAAAAGGACTATACTCACGAAGGCTACTTTTAGCAATATGGAAAATTTCCCTTCAGCAAAAAAACTTATGAGGCTCGCCAAGCTGTGTACCGTAACAGACCAGAAAAGCGGCAAGTTAGTGCCTTTCTCCCTGCTGGAAGAACAGGAAAAAATCGTACACCAGGCATGTGAAAGCCAGAACGTGATATTTCTCAAGGGCCGCCAGATTGGCTGCAGTACGGTAATCTGCTTCCTTGATGCTATTTTTGCCGTATTGCATCCCGGCTCTAAAGTGGCCGTTGTAGCAGATACTGAGCAGAAGTGCCATTCCCTGGTGGACCGTGTAAGAGATTTCCTTACAGGGCTGGGCATAAAGCTGCTCATTAGCAACAGAAGCAAGATTAGGCTCGATAACGGCTCAGAGATACATTCCGTAACAGCCAACGCAAGTAAGGGCCAAGAGCAATCCAAGGCAGGACGCTCTATGAGCTTCCAGATGCTCCATTTGTCCGAGCTGGCATTCTGGCCCGACCAAGATGCGTTTAAGGCTCTGACGGCCTCTGCGGGCCTCTCAGCGCCTATTATAATCGAGTCCACTTCTTCTGGGCCTGGAGACCTGCTTTGGACGCTATGGAACAACAGCAATACCTTTGAGAAGGTGTTCTTCCCTGTGCAGGACCATTCGCTCTACAGAGCAGATCCAGCGTTCCTAACTGACGAGTACCGGAAAGAAGGTGCAGAGCTTGGATTTACAGATGAAGGAGCAATGGCCTGGTTTTTCCGTACCCTGGAGGATAGGTTCTCCGGCGATCTGATCGCCGCACTTAGAGAGTATCCACAGAGACCTGAACACGCCTTTCAGTCATCAGAAGGCAGATGGGTTAGGATTACGCCGCCTGTGCTGCAGCACACAACTACCAGAGATATAAAGATATTTAGGCCAAGAAGGATCAACAGGGCCTATTCGGTGGGCATAGATACTGGCGGTGGTCTCGGCAAAGACGCCTCAACCATCGCCGTAATAGACCGACTGGACGGTTCCTTGTGTGCCACCTACTCTGATAATCTTGATACTATTGACGTTTTTACAGATCATGTAAGATCGGTATATGAGCTGTATGGGCCAGATTATGTATGCGTAGAGACAAATGGCATTGGGCAGGCAACAGCACAATCATGTAGAGACAAAGGCATTCCGGTAAGAGAGTTCAAAACTACAGACGCCAGCAGGTACACTTCGCTTCTATTGCTCAAGCAAGCTGTTGAAAAAAATGGACTTGCTGGACCTGAGGAACTTGCTTTGGAATGTGATGAACTGCATATTGATAAGCGAGAAAGGTTTGCAGGGAGTAAAGACTTATGTATGGCCATAGGGTTTGCCCTGGATGACGCGAAACGAAACCCATTTATGGTTAAAAAAGAAGAGCCTGCAAATGTTTTTACAATGTCAAAGTTTGTAAGCAATAAAAAGGAGAAATGGTAATGCCAGCAGAGATACAAGAGCCAAAGGATCGGTACGATTACCAGAAATGGGAAAATCGCCGCAAAGAATGGGAAGGCCTGAAGACCAATAACGCCGCCCTTGAAAATCAATTCCAACACAATAAACACGCCTACAGTGGAGAGTCCGACGTTCTTCCGCCAACCATGGAAGAAATCAAGGATGCTAACTGGTATGGCCACTGGGGCAGCGGCTTAGACACTGGCGGAAAGGTTCTCAACGCCACAGGTGCCACCACGTTGGCGGCGGCACCTGCTGCTGGCTATCTGACTGCGGCAGGCACTGCTGCGACCGGAGTTGGAGCGCCGCTTGCGCCGGTATCAGGGTTGGCGGTAGCGGGATATACAGCACTTGCCGGTGGCATACAGATTGCTATTGGCACTACCCTTGAAGGCATTGGCGCGGCCATCGAATCAGGAAATGAGGATGCTTATAATGCAGCCATGGATAAATATAACCTGCTGGTGGCGGAAAAAGAAAATGCGTGGCTAGAAATGCAAGGCAGACGCCAGGCCAAGGCAGACGCAATAAAATCAATGCAGAGCGATCTCAGTCTGTACGCCTAAGGAGACCTATTATGAATGTACCTAAAGAACTTCTTGAGAAGGTTCAAGAGCTTGCGAAAGAAGTTGCTAAGCACAAGATGGCAGCGTCTATATCTATCGCTGAAGATGAAGGCGAGGAAGAAGAAGACATTGACGTAGACGAAGATGACTACGAGGATGATTTCGATGATGATGAAGGTGTCCATGATAATTCGCTCCTTTTCGGTATAAAGAATCTACTCGGCAACTGGGAGATTCGTGATACTTCTTCTGACGCAGGCAGATATTACAACGAGTTAAAGCAACTTTATAAGGAAAATAAGGATGACGTATAACCCGCTGCAGCGTTCCGATGGCAAGGATGCCAAAGTAAAGACCGCCAACAAAGATGACGTGATAACGGTGCGCGAGCTTTGCTTTCAGCTGGTAGAGCAGGGCAAGAAGTCTGTTGCTCGGTTCATCACAAAGGCTGAGCGTAACGAGCTGTTTCTTAATGGCGATCAATACATGGATATCGACAGGAGCGGTTTTGATATCAGGGGCGTGCCATGGAATGATGACTTGCCTCAGGTGGTTCACAATCTGCTGCGAAACCTCGTGCTTACTTGGTGCCAGAGACTTCTGCAGGACAGGCCGTCTGCAACGGCCTT